GACTTGGTGTCGACATTGGCCACATCATAACTGCCAAAAAATGGGATCAGATATTTGTCGATGGCGGTAATGTAATCCTTGAACACGATATTGCCGCCACCTGCATCCAGTTCTTCTTGCATCCGGTCGCGGGCATATTGTGCGACTTGCCGGAATTTGCGGGTGCTTTGAGGTAGCTTGTTCTTCAGGCGATCTTCAGACGTGTAGAAAAACTTCATCGCCACCTCGGTGGCCTTTTCCAAGTCTTCTGTTTTGGTAGAAAATCTGTGCCAGGTGCCGTCGGCCAGTTTAACCCGCGCCTGCCACTTGGTGCTGCGTTCACGCCTGTCGAGCCGAACGTTCTCATTCACGCGGATTGTCTCTGTGCCTTGCGACATCGGCGCTCCCCTGCATTGTCAGCAGTTTACAGAGGATTTGTGTGTAGGAAAATAGGCTGTGTGTATGATCGGCTATGTCAATTTAGCGGGCGGCGGCTAAGCACGTTCAGCGACTTTTGCTAGAACTGTCGAAGGCTCAATCTGCTGCCAGCTCAATCGAATCCACGCTGCTGGGCGTAGCAATGGCAGCAAAGAATGTGCATTGGGTGTGTAGGGTGATTTGAAGTGAATAAAATCAACTAAGTCATTGATTTTATTGGAGGCGGGTACCGGAATCGAACCGGTCTTCACGGATTTGCAATCCGCTGCGTAACCTCTCCGCCAACCCGCCGGAGCCTTGGCTTCATTAGGTTTTTCCAAAGGGGGCGTCAAGCGGTTATCATTCCGGTTATCACGTTCTTGTTTCGGTTCCGTTCCGTTCACCGGCGTTTCTCCCGTGCTTGACGCGCGCGCATGATCTGCCGGGCCTCGCCCGCATACTTGATCACCATCGCTTTCGTCGCGTGGCCCGAGTAGCTCATAATCTCGTCGTCGTCGCAGCCTGCCCAAGCCAGTTCCATCACGCCGCGATAGCGCAGCGCGTGGAGGTCATAGGCTTGGAGACCAAGGCGCTGCCGTTCAGCGAGCATGACCTCGGCCAAGCGACGGTAGGTCATGGCGCTGCCGTCCTGCTTGCAGACAATGAAGCGGTTCGGCATCGGGGCGTAGGGCAGGGCGGCCTTGGCCGCGTCGAGTGCGCGCTTGAGAGGCTCGGTGCAGGGCAGAACCAGCGGCTTTCCGGTCTTGCTCTGGCGCAGTGTCAACGTGCCCTCGCCTGTCGGGTCATAGTCACCCCAACGGAAACCAACCCAATCGCCGGGGCGCTGAACCGTGCCCACGCCGATCTCGAAAATCAGCCGAGCGAGCGGGCCAGCCTCGGCCCGGAATTTCTCGATAGCCGCATCGGGCCAAGGAACGTGCGGCTGTTGCTTGGCCTTCGGCACCTTGAGCCGATCAATCCCAACCGCAGGGTTGTCGGTCAACCAGCGCAGCCGCAGAACCTCTTTGGCGATCATGGAGACCGCCACCGGGATGTAGTTCGCGAATCGCACCCGGTGCTTGTTCGCGTCCATTGCCGCGTAAATGTCCGCAGCCGTCAGCCGCCGCACATCGCGTTTTCCGATCTTGTCTTCGAGGTATTCCAGCACTGGCTCGAGGTCTTGGCGGTATCGCTGCGAATGTTCTGCCCAGCGGTCAGACGCGCGCAGGATCTTGATTGCAGCCGCCCAGGAGCGCTTCGCCTCTTGGGTCTTGCCGGTCATGACTTCCCAATACTGCCGGTCAAACTCGGCCGTGCCCTCGGGTGCCGTGAAACGGTGCAGGTATTTGCCGCCCCTGTAGAAATAGACGCAGCCCGGTTTCGTCTCGCGAACATAGGGCTTGCGGCCCGGTTTTCTCACCATTGAATGCCCCCGTCTATCGCATCGCCGCGCGCGATCTGGCGCAGCGCCTCGGCTTCCCAGCGGATCACGCCGGGGGCGATCTCCCGCCCCTTCGGCAGGTGCCCCCCGTCCACCAACGCGCGAAATTCCGTCACCGGCATGTCGAGCAGCGCGGCAGCGGTCTTTTCGTTCGCAAGGATGGGGGTCAGGTTCGCCATGCGGGATTAGCCCTCAACAGTTCCAGCGATGTAGTCGCGGCCCTTCCCGAAGCCCAAGAGCAGAGCGGCGCGCCCGTTCAAAATGGTTACGCGCTTCACCTGATCTTCCCAATGGCTCGGGTTCCCATCCTTGAAGCGGAACAGCGTCGCCCCGCCGTCTTCACCGCCGGATTGAATTTCAATCTCAGGCCAATTTCTCACGAACAAGATATTGGTGTTTATGGCCTTCTTTCGCGCGGCCTTGTTGTCTTCGCCATTCGGTCGCGTGTGGATCACCTCAAAGACGGCAGTGAGGTATTCACCCGCGCTGAAACTGATATGCTTGGGGGCACCTTCCGGCACACCAGCAAGCCTCAGCGATAGGTATTTTTCGACAGTTTCGGCGGCATCCTTGATCTTTGGCTCAAGGCATACAGCGGAAAACAGGGTGACAATGTGCAGCCGCGTCACCTGCGCAATTGCGCGGCCCCGGCTTTTCGGCAATAGGCCCGCGTCGATCAGGGCGCGCGCATATGCGTTCACCGTTTCCACGGGTTCCTTCATGACCTCGGCCACGTCTTCCACAAGTTCTGATACGCTCGCCATTCTGCAAACCCCCATCTTGGATTTGACTTTACTCAATCCAAATGAAAATTGCAAGCGGTCGAGCGTATCGGAACCTTGAAACATCACGCCCCCGTCGCCTCGACCTTTTTCAGCGACGAATGGTCGAAGCACGCGGAAACCCGCTTCATCCCATCGAACCAGACGCAAAGCGCCTCGCCTGTCATCGCGCGTTCGCCCTCATAGGTCATGCGCGGCCCGCCGCTCTTGAGTTCCACCACGTCGCCTGGCGTGAATTGCTCTTGCATCATCTGTCTGTCCTTTCGTGATCAGGCTACGCTCAGGCCGATGCTTTCAACATCGCCTACCGTGAGTTTTTCTCCCGCGTCGTGGCGGGCAACGAGCGCCATCATGTGCGCCTCTGCGACTTCGGCCGGAACGGTCTTGTGAACGAAGGCCGCCTCAAGAAAGCCGACGAACAGAAGCTGCCGAACATCGTCCATCTTCCTAAATTCATCGAGAATGAGAGCAGTCGTTTCGTTGCTCATTTCACACCCCCTTCCGCAACCTTGGCCGCCTCCGCTTCACCGATCAGGCGTTCGAGAGACGCAAGAGCCGCCGCACGTTCTTCGGGCGAAAAGTCTGCGCACGGGGTTGGCTTGACGGTATAGCCCAGCTCAGAGAGGGCAACGCAGATGTGCGCAGCCTCAACTTCTTCGCCGTCGATGATCAGGACACCCTTTTCCTTGTTGACGCTGATCACTGCGCCCTCTTGCGGCAAGCCGGTATCGTTCGCGCAGGCGCGTTGTTCTTGTGTCATGGTCGTTTCCTCTCGGTTAGTTGGTCGGTTGGTCGGTCTCGGTCACTCTCTCGCGCAGCATGAACACCACTTGCGCGTTGAGGGAGCGAAGGTTCTTCCGCGCAGCCGCCGCGATCTCGTCTTTCAGATCGTCGGGAAGCCGGATGCGCATGATCGTGTCTTTCGACATGGTGCGATGCCTCCTCGGTATGCCACACATATATGCCACCGTGAGGCATTGCGCGTCAACCGCAAAGTGTGGCATCGGTGCGGCATGGCAAGAGAAGACCTTCATTTCCGTTTGCGAATCCCCGAGGCGCTGAAAGAGCGCATTGAGGCGGCTGCCGCGTCGAACAATCGCTCCATGACGGCTGAGATAATCAGCCGGTTGGAGGTGTCTTTTGAACGGGAAGCGGATTGGGAAAACGCGCTTGAAAACATCGCGGATGCGCTAGCGCGAATCGAGAAGCTGGAATCCCAGGTTGAAGACCTTCGATATTCGACGGGTTCGCGCGACTATGCGGGAAACGAAGACTACTAAGGCCGGGACTACCGCGCGCAGCCCCGGCCCGTGCCCGTCAGAGGGGACATGACAGGCGGTGTGATCGGCCCCGGCTGCCCGTGCCGATCTGCGCCGCGCCCCTCTGGAGACAGGGACCGCGCCTTGACGGGGTTGTCGGCATGTCCAACCGGGGCACTCACCGTCTAATCCCAGATGCTTCGGCGCGACGAAATAAGCACCGGGCGCATCCAGCCCTATTCCGTCAGTCCGCCCAGTCGATGAATGACAGCGCGTCTTGCAGGGTCGCACCCTCGATCCCGGCTTCCTTCGCCTGAGCGAGAGCCTGCACCATCGTCGCCAGCGCCCGCGCCTTGCCGCCTGCATCGAAAGCCTGCATCGGGCGCACCACGTCCACCTTGACGGCCCCGCCCAGCTTTTCCGATGCTTCCTCGGCCAAGAGCATCGCTATCGGTTGCAATACGATCTGCGCCAGATGCCGTTGCGCCTCGCGCACCAGCGGCCCCTGGGCGGCTTGGCTGAACATTGCGGGCAGGACGCCGTAGGCCGCGAAGATCGCGCCCCGTGCCGCGTCCAGCAGCTCGGCTGGCATGGCGCGTTGCAGGTCAGGCGTCAGTTGGTCGGGCGCCTTGCCAGCAAGCGGGGCCATCCCGGCCCCAACCGCCTGCGCCACCCCCTCCACGATCAGCGCAGCACCGCGCCGCCCTTTGAACGCGGATCGCATCGCGGCCATATCCGAGGCGCTGCCCTCGGGCATGTGCGCGATCTGGGAACCAATCGGGGCGCTTTGCCATGTGTCGCGCAATGCCGTCTCGATCTCGTGCAACAGGCTGGCGGTCAGGCTGGCACGGCGCAGCGGCGCCTGTCCGGTCCACGGGGCCACCGGATCAACGCCCAGCCGCACATGCAGCACCTCGCCAGCGAGAACCGTGTGAGAGGTCGAGCCGCCCGCCTCAGAGACGGTGACGCGATAGGCCCTCGGGATGCCGTCGCGGGTGGACAGATCCCAATCGGCGCAGGGAATGAGCCGGTCACGGATCAAAAGCACCGCCTCGCCACGCAGCGCCAGAGAGCGGGCGACAAGCGCCATCGTCTTGCGGTCCAGCAGATCGGTGCCGGTCACATCTGCCAGCGCAAAAGCCGATTCCCAGAGCGTGACGCAGGTCTGCACCGTCGCGGTTAGTTCTGCGATGCCCGAGACGCCCGCGATATAGGACTCGCGCGCCGCGATGATAGATGCCGTGTATCCAGCGGCCAGCGTGTCGCGCTGTTCTAGTTTTGGCTTGAATGGCCACATGTCAGAGCCTCCACCGATTGGAATGATGCGCCACCAGACGCCCAGCGACTTCGGCCACCGGCTGCCAGCCGCGCGCCTCGATCTGCGCATCAGGATAGGCTGGCACAGTCACGGCCGAGACCTCGAACAGCGCCGCCTGCGTCACCGTGCGCAGCAGATCAGCGCCGCGCCGCTCCACGCGGTCGCCACCTTTGGGCACGTTGAACCCGGGCGACAGGCCCCGGATCAGGCCCGCCCGATGCGCCGCCAGAAAGTCCTTGGCCCAGGTGGTCGAGCCGTCCACCGTGGCCTCGATCTCCACCGCCAAATCGGTGCTGCGCAGCCGCAGGGTGCCTGCCGCCGTGCTGGCGAGGGGCTTGGTATAGTCATGCTGGGCCAGCAGGTGAATTTCGCCGCCCGCCTCGATCCGCGCCCGGAAGGCATTGGGGGCGAAGACCTCGCGCCGCCCCGGTGCCAGCTCCGTTTCGCTGTTATAGGGGAACCGCGCCGAAAGGTGAGTTGCCCCACCTTCCGCACGGATTTCCAGCGTCCCGAGATTTCCGCCCCAGAGCATCATGCCACCTGCACGCCGGTCAGGATTTCGAGTTGCGCACCGCGCGCCACCGTCACATCGCAGGTGGTGAGCGCGGTCAGGCGCAGGCCGCCCGAGGCCGCATCGCTGAACGGGTCGCGGATCAGATCCACCGCGCCCCACATGCCAACGAAGACAGGCGCCACGCCGCCCGCGTTGGTGGTCAACAGCGAGGTGCAGGCCTCAGGCGTGCCGGTCGGAGCCGCAAGTGCCGTCGAAGACATGGCGATGCCGCCCATCTTCTCGGCCATCCGGTCAAACTCGAATTTCGGCGCAGAGGTCGCCGTGAGTTGGTCTTCCATGAAGTCCCAGACCTCGGGGCGGATCAGCGCACGCACATCGGCGGGGGTCGAGGCGGCATTGCGTGCCATGAAGCGCACCACGGCGCTGCGATAGGTCGCCCACGAAGCCGCAGCATTCACCGCCGACACGGTGATGCCATAGGTCGCGGCCCCGGTGATCACGCCCAGCGGTTGCCCGTCCGCGCCGGTCCCGAGGAAAATCGCGCGGTCGAGTTCAGCAGCCATCGCGCCATTCATATCGCGCCGGATCGCAGCTTCCAGAGCATCGCCAGATTGCAGCAACGCCTTGCGGGTGATGCGCATTTGCACGCCCATGGTTTGCTCTGGTTTCAGCGCCTTGTCGGTGGTGGTGTAAGCGGTCGGGTCCGGCACGGTGCCGGTTTCGCCATCCGCCCAGCCCGCCGTGACGGCAGAGGTCGCCACCGGCCATTCGACAGCGCCGGAACCGATTGCGATCATCTGCGCACCCATGCGTGCCGCAACAGACGCCGGGAACAGGCGGTCGATGATCGGGCGGGTTTGCATCGGGTCGGGGGTGCCGGTCGAGACGGTTTCACCGGCCCGCGCTTCCAACGCCATCAGCGGCACGGGAATGCCACGATAGCCGCCAGAGTTGCGCAGTTCGGTCACGACTTCGGCGGTCTGGCCGTCAAGCGCGCGGCCTTCATTCAAGGCCCCGATCACCTGGCGCATCTGGAAAGCGGCCACCAGATCGCCCCATTCGCGGCCCGACCGGGTTTCCAGATCGGCCCCGGCTTCGCGGCGCTCGGTATCTTCGGCAATCAGCGCGGCCCGGTAGCGGGTTTCGTTGGTCTGATATTCGCGGTCGAGGTCGCCCATGCTGCGCACCTCGTCGTCGGTCGGTTTGTCCTTGCCCGCCAGAGCCGCAAGGGATTGGCGGATTTCACTTTGCCGTTTGGCAATCTTCACAGAGTCCAGCATTTGATACCTCATGTTGCCGGGTTGGGGTTCGTCGCCAGTTCGGCAACGGCTCGATCCCATGCCTTACGGGCCGGGGATTTCTCTTTGTGCCCGACTTCGATGCGGGTCTTTTTCGTGTGACAGCGCGGGCAGAGCGCCTGCAAATTTCTGGGCTCAAAGGCCAGATCCGGGCGCAGGCGAACCGGCTGGATATGGTCAACCTCAAGCCGCCGCCGATCCCCGCAGCACCGGCACTTCCAGCCATCGCGTTCGAGGATCACCTGCCGCAGCACCGCCCACCGCTTGGTGCGGGTGACGTGCCGGGAATGGCGGGCGTATTCGTCGCGCTTGCTCATACCGCCCCCTTGGTCGCCGTGATCTCAAGGAAGCCGCGCCGGGGTGCCGACACTTCCTTGATGCCCTCGATTTCCCAGGTTGCGCCGTCGCAGGTCAGCCGGTCAGCAGCGGTCAGGCCCGCCGAAAAGCTGGAATGCCGCACCACGAAACGCGCCGTCACGGTCGCCAGCACCCGCCCCGATGCCACCTGTTCCGCGTCTGACACGTCCTTGCGCGATGCCCAGACCGGGCCACCATGCGCCGCCCACGACAGGGTGACGTTGCCGAAACCATCGTCGCCCGTCACTGCCCGCAGGAATTGAATCCGCCGATCAAGGTTCATAGCCATGCCACCTTCGGTTTGCGCTCGGGCGTGGCCTTCATGCGCGCGCCCTGCGCCACGGCCAGCACCGTTGCCGCCGCCGCGTCGATCCGCCCGAGGCTGCGCGCTTTCGCCAGCTTGTGATTATTCGCCGGATCAACCAGCGTAATCGCGTCCGAAAATGCGCTGCGCAGAAGCATCGAAGGGGCCACCGAGATTTCGCCGTCGAAGAGAGCGCGCCGGAATCTCTCGATGTCCTCTGAACCGTCTTTCCATCCG